ATCTCCATCATAACCAAATTCACCTTTAGTGTAATTTCTAAATGAAACGGGAATTCCATAAGGAATACCGGGAACATTGACAATAGCTTGTTTTTCAATGGTTCCACTGACAATGTTACCAACCGAACCACCACCTTGACGGTATACAATTAAAATATTACTTCCCTGATTGGGTATAAGCCCCGCTCTATTATTACCGAATATTACAAAAGCAGTATAGGTCGAATCATATTCAACTCTATACTCACGCCTAGGCTGAGAATCAGTGAAAAATGGAACTTGTTGCCATTTAACACCATCAACATAAACTCTAATTGAATCAAAAATAACAGGACTTTCAGCCAAAGTAATCGTCTGACCAACTATGCCATTGCCCACAGTATTTATCCGACGAGTCGAACCTTCCAGACCAACAACACTAGCGTTAACTAGACTTCCTGCTGGAATAACAATTTGATCATCAAAAATAGGATTATTATCTGAGTCTGCTGGAAATAATTCAACCGTAATAGCTGTTCCGCCAGCATTAACAGTAATATTGAAAGGAGTAGCAATTACACAGTCAGATAAAATTGAATTATTTAAACTGGCTGTCCATAATGATCTTGCAGCAATCGGCGGCTGTGGCTCAAAACCAACAAGCTTCGCAAGACGAAAAGCATTCTCCAACTCAGTGACTGTATCAATAAATATTTCATTCGCAATCTGATCCATCTTAAAACTTAAAGTGTCTGCAATAAATGACCAGTTTTCAATCAACATGATAGCAATTGATGATTCTACAAAATCAGCAAAATCATTACTGAACTTTTGTCTGGTAAATTCAACCAAACGTGTTTTCATGGACCAAAAGTCCTGATTAGTATAATTCAAATTAAAAATGTTCGGAGTCGTAATCAACTGTGATTGCGTATACGGTGCAATATCAAATGGACAATTATTTGTGGTTGCCATTTATTCTCCTTTTATGTTAACGGCATTTCTAGCGTTAATTCTTGTACTTCTTTTATATTCTGTGGATCGACAAAAATTATTCTTATAAACAAAATATGTTCTTTTTCAGTTCCATCATCATCTGAGTCTAAAGAAGATGAGTCAACTGTCGAAGAAACTTCAATATTTCTAACTGCTATTCTTGGCTCCCACTTGGATATTGAATTGCTAATTACACGAAGAGTTTCATTCTGCAATGTAGAATCATTTTGTTCAAACAAAAGTTTTTTAAGAGGAGTCCCAAATTCAGGAAGCATTACTCTTTCGCCGGGGTTTGTTAGCAAAAGACATAATAAGTCTGATTTTATTTGATTGACTCCACCTTGTGAATACCAGTAACCTCTCGGTGTTTTTTGAGTTGGATAAGGTAGACCTGCAAATATTACCATTTTTTATCATCCTGTTGCTGGTGGTGTCTTATAGAACGGTTTCAATTGGAAAATACTCAATACAGGAGCACTTGGTGATGCACTTGCAAAAACACGATCACTAGCCCTAATTGCGCCATCTTTCAAAACGCATACTGGAGCCAAACAAGGACCAAGTATTCCTTCTGGACTAGGACAATCTTCTCCAGCCAAAAGGAATATTTTACTTTTAGCTAAAAATAAATGAGACTTTTCAGTAACATTTACATAAGCATTTTTAGTATATACTACATTGAATTTAGTTACATATTCAACTAAATTATTCGGATCGTCTTCAGTTCCAACAACTGTGTAATGATTATCTACCGTATAACAAACATAATTACCACCAACTCTTAGTAGTACTAATCCAGAATTACTTGGAGCAGATTCTTGAAACCTCAAAATATGAGGACCCTTTATATTACCCTTGTGAGGTGAAAATATTTGTATGTGTTGATTTTCAGCTATTTCCTGATTTGAATCATCAGAAAAATTCATTTCAAGACCATAGCCAGTCCTAATCCTAACATAAGCCTTTTTAGCCTTCGATTTTGGAACACCACCTTCAACACGACATGATCCACATTGTTCATTGCCTTCATCAGACATGTCAATGGTATGATTGCTGGTACTCCTCAAATGAATACCACGACGATTTCCTGCAATATTAGGCGGACAACCTGAACAATCTGGCTGCGATTCAGTATGATCATTAAGTTCAATACTGTTTCCAGTTGCTGATCTTATACGAATAAAGTTATCTTGATTTCTTAATGTTGAATTGCTGTCTCCAGCCTGACCTTCAACATCACTCATTTCAATATAATGACCAGTAGCCGACTTCCAATATGTTCTGCCAACATACTTATTATTACATCCAAAATCAAATTCACGATCCCATGTTGGAGAACCACTCGGTTCTTCAACAGAATCATCCATTACAAATGTATGTCCAGAAATTGATTGCAACTGAATACCACTTTGCGGCAAATCACATTGATTGTTTTGAGGGGTTGGAGATCCCCTGTATGGACGACACTCCTGCCTATGTTTAAAATAAGGATTAGCTCCAATTTGAGAATTATAAGAATATGTTGTATTAGGAGCGCCAGTTCTAGGATGACCACCAATAATTTTTCTATTACTTAATTTACCTTCACAATCGAAATCTTCTAATTTTTTGCCAATTTCTGGAGAAATATCTTTTGTATTTGCACTTAAATAATCCTCTTCACTTGCTGTTGGACTATTATATAAATCAAAAGTTCCACTAAAACCTGAAGCTCCACCAGAAAGATCTAAGTCAATTGTGAATGAATTAGGGCCAGTTACATTAATTGAATAAAATCCATCAATAGGTGGATTTGAATTTGTGTCTCTAATATGTATTTGATCACCAGTTTGTAAACCATGACCGTCAGATGTCACAGATGCTGGGTTTGTTGCTGCAACATTAGAAATTTGCTTCGGACTATTTTTATCAGAAGCATCTTTTCCTTGATTTAAACGATATTTATCTATTTGACTTTGATTATACGCATCTTCTACACAACTAGTTTCACCATCAATAACTGAACCACCACAATCTTGATGCGCCCATTGACCTGAATAATGAAGATGATCATCTTTAAGCATGATCCAATTGCCGCAACTAGACATAATCTCGAATCTTTTCCACTTGCGATTGCATTTTGCATCGCCATCGACCATCTTTATCATGTGCTTTTCAGGCGTTTTAAATCCATAAATATGAGGATAAGTAATTAGTCTTTGAGCCTCAGTATTGCTATCAAAATCAACCAAAGAAGTTAAATCAAAACCATTGTAATTTTCAGTGTTCCAAGGCGGAAAGACTTGTGAACCATCATCTGGTCCAACTAAATATCCTTTTCTTTTTCCATCCCATATGCGATAATATTCATCAATATTATATCCCCAATTGTGCTTTCCATCAGGACCTCTGTTTCTATGCCAAGTTGTTCCAATATAAAAAGGTGATGTTCTACTTCCATTTTCAAATAAAATACAAACAGTCGATCCAGCAGGAGGAACCCATGTCATTCCACAATCATCAAAACCACCCATATTGCTCACAGCATGTGCCCAAGGCAATTCTTCTATCTTCATGTTAGGCGTATGAAATATCGGAGAATAAAATCTTATTCTATTTTGCTTCCATATATCAATTGTATCAACGCATAGTCCTGTGTATAGCCCAAATTGAGTCTGTGATTGCTCAACAACATCGGCATTCATCATGATTTCGTTTCTAACGACTTCACGCATATCATAAGTCATGCCACCCATTTGATTTTCAATGGTCTCTAGTCTTTTTTTAAGAGAAGAAAAATCTGAATCGCTAACAAATCCCATTTTTATAGCCTTTACTAAGTTGTTGATTTGCCCGAAGCATCAACAAAGTTTTGATCTTTACTACCACAACCATTGCCTCCTGCTGAATCTCCAGATGGTACATCAATATTTGGCACGGGTAGCATTAATTTTAATGTAGTGGTATAAGTTCCATTTCCAATATTATGGCTCACGCCAGTTACCTGATATTTTTTATTGCTCAACATACTATTGCATGTTGAAGTTTGTAGCCAAGTTCCACTAGCAGCATCACCAAAAAAATATGGATTTATAAAAACTATTGAAACAAATTTAGTACCAACAAATAAAATTGGATTAGAATAAAAAGGATCACCCATTATTTTTAAATCTGCCGACCAAGCTGGCTTGCCACCAGAAGGGGCTGCTCCACTAGACTGCTCAGACTTAGTATTTGTAGAATAACCAATTACAGCAGCTTCCACATGCTCTTCAGGAGGTCTAAATTGCCATTCATGCTGCTGAAGCACAGGATTTGTTTGGGCACCAGTTTTTTGAATATCAATCATAGGATTTATATTCTGGCCTCCTCCTCCTGACGCACCACCACCAGTACCACCATTACCGGGAATTAAACCCTTTGGCCAACTTATTGATGGATTAAATTCAAGAACTGGTGAACAACCTCCACCATTAACAACATATGTGGCAATGTGACCAGCACAACATTTTCCATTTGGATCAGTAGGATCTTCCTGAATAATTATTTTATTATTTTCATTATTGTAAAGAATTAAAATTCCTCTTCCATTTTCTGTTGTAATTGTTGACAACCAGTTGCGAACAACATTCAACGCACTCTGTTGCTCTAAAGGCCAGCTTGCCTTCGGTCCTTTTGCACCACCAATGTTTGCAGGAAAATTAAGCTCTGATGTACTTGGAACATACTTTTTGTCTGCGTCATAATAACCAGCCGCTAAAAAATCAACACCAGAATAACCAACCTCAGGTCTAGTCAAAAGCTGAGTAATTGCATACTTAAGATCAACAGGCTGATCTGATGTTCCAATACTACCAGTTTGAGGCACAGATGTGTCTTCATTAGAGGGAGGTGCCAGTTTAATCTTTATTTTAACATTTCCTCCATCAAAATTAGTCTCGGCTTCTAAAAATATACTTCTGATTATTTTTCCACTAATTCTTTTCGCTGTAATTAATTTTGGCATACTATTCCCAGATGTATCCGTAACAATCCACCCAAAATCAAATTCAGTAAAAGATACTTCTTGTTTCTTCGTTACAGCAGATTTGTTCAAAGCCCTAATAATGCTTCTATACATTGCCCCACCATTATCTATAACCTCAATTTCAGCGCCCTGACCAGTTCCACCACCATTTTGAAAACCATAACTAAAAGAAGTAATTGCAGCTAAATTAGCATTTGGTTGAGATTGATTGCCAACCGTAAGAATTAATCTTTCTGGATCTTGTCCAGTAATCGTTTTCGCAGCACCAAAAGATAATTCCACATAAGGAGAATAAATAGCACCTTCCATTACTGCCATCGGAGCAGAACATGCATATGATTCCAAACATTCTTTATTTAATTGACAAGGCTTTGGGGGCATAGTTATCCTAAAATAGCATCTGGTAAACGAATATTAATACCCGTCTTGAAATCAAAAATATCTTTTATATTGTTGGCCTCCATTATTTTCCACCAAAAATCAGGAGAACCATAAACTTTATTTGAAACTAAGTCAGGACGATATTCAGATCCTGCTGTTACTACATAATATCTATCTCTGTTACTCGTTTGTATAATATTTTTTTTGTAAATTTTATATGTCATTAATTTGTTTTCAGTATAATAAATGACAGTAGCATCAGAATATCTGCTAGATACTGGAACAAATCTTTTAGGGTTTATTGCCGTCTCTTCTATTAAATTAGCCATATTTCCTCGATAATTAAAGACTACTATCATTAAAAATTCTATTTGCACCCGGCAAATCCGATTGATTATAAATAACATCAAAACTTAAGTCTAAATCAAATTTATAAGGCAAATAAGTTTTTTCATCCCAAGGAACAGAAGGGTCGAATTTAATACTATATGATTTTAACACAGCATTAATTGGTCCTACTTTTGATAAAAGATCGCCACACTGAAGCTTACAAACAGGAGGAGGAGCATATGGAGCACCTCCATTACCAGCAACATTGCCGCCTAAATTTGAATCTTTTGAGTCAAATGGATAAACTGCCGCCTGAACTGCTCTTATGTAACTAAAAAGCAATGGTATATCTTTTTCTTGAGTTACCATATAATGAGCAGTCCATCCAATTGTCCTATTATCAGAATTCTGATAAGTTTTGAAAGGAGTACTTCTACCGATTGATGTTTCATCTCCATATTGTGCGCCTTTTCCATCACTAATATCTGGCAAAGATTGCATCTTTAGTGTAATTGATAATGATGGAATATCAATGTAACATTTTTCCAGTACATTCATTTGACCATCAGGTATGGTAGCGTTCATTTATTATTCCTTTTAAATTAATTAAGATGGCAATGGACTCATGTTAACAACTTGTCTTTGTGGTCCCTTAGACAATAATCCACTAGTTGCTTTGTAAATTTTCGGAGGCTTACCCTTGATTCTATTGAGTCCAGTTGAAGGAGTATCTGCGCCAGATCCTCCACCACCAGATGTTGGCTTCATTAAGTCTAAGAATTTCTTGAATAACTCAACAAGCTCTCCTGTTAATTCAGTTTGTTCTTTTGAAGATTCAGAAATTTCAGTCAACTCTTTACCAGTAATCTTAGCAGCTTGAGGTTCTTCAGATGCCTTCTTGGCAGCTATCTTGCTCTGAATAGAAGATTCTCCTCCAATTTTAGATGTTGGAGTTGCTGTTACAGATGTAATATTTTTATTACTTGAATTATTTTCAACAATTGCAGAAATCTCTGCGTTTGCCTTTTTAGTTGCCGCAACAGAAGGCTCTTCTTTCACACTTGTTTTTGATACACTTGTTTCTACACTCTGTGCTATATCAAGACCCTTCTTTGCATGATTTGCAAGAAGCAAAAGTTTATCAATAGGCATTTCTTTAATTGCATTAAAATCAAAACCAATATTTCCAATATTACTTACAGTTTCCTGCATTTTATTCATGATTTTTTGAACTTCATCAAGAATATTAACCAATCCCTTTAACTTATCAACAACTAAATTCAATTCAGATACAGCAGGCATGTTTTTTAGAATTGGTTGAATTATACCGTACTTCAAACTGTCAGCCATAGTTGTAAATGTCTTATTGAAGAAGTATTGATCAAATCTACCAAAAATCATTCCAAAAAAGCTTGTCTTTTCTGAAAATTCGCCAAATATTCGGAACATTTTACCCATAGCGTAAGAAGCCGCACTACAAACATTCGACATTCCTTCTATTCTATTAACAGCATCTCTTAATTCATCAACACTAGGTAATTTTCTAATCGGTACGATAATTCCATCCATGAAAACATTAGCCAAATAAGTAAATGTGTCCGCAAAATAATTTGTATTTTTTGCACCAAAAAATATTGTATATAAGCCAATAGAATTACTGAAATCACTAAACACGTCAAACAAGAATTTCATTAAACCAGATGCAGTCTCAGTTACATTAGCCATTCCATTCATGCGATCAATAGCATCATCTAATTGATCAACAGTAGGCATATACAATATTGGACCAATAACTCCATATTTCAAAGTATCAGCCAAATAAGTAAATGTGTCCGCAAAATAATTTGTATTTCTTGCACCAAAAAATATTGTATATAAGCCAATAGAATTACTGAAATCATTAAACACGTCAAACAAGAATTTCATTAAACCAGATGCAGTCGCAGTTACATCTGCCATTCCACTCATGCGATCAATAGCATCATCTAATTCGTCAACAGTAGGCATTTCAAATATTGGATTAATAACTCCATATTTCAAAGTATCAGCCAAATAAGTAAATACACTTGCAAAAAATGTAACTTTTAGTCCTATGTTGAAGGCACCTACAACTCCAGAAAACATATCCATAGAATTGGATAATTGCATTAAAAATGCAGGTAACAATTTAACCAACTCAATCATTCTTGCCAACTGAGCAACAGCCTCTTTCATTTCTTCTTCAGATGGGAATAGTAACAAAATTGGATATAAAATGCCATTTCTCATCAACAAAGCAACATTTGTAAACCACAAGGTAAATTGAGGTGCCATTCTCGAAATCATTTGAATAGGTGCCTCTTTAAGACACTGATTAGGATCAAGCGGACCAAACAATGAAACCAAACTTCTAATTACACCTGTAACATTTATCAACAATTGATTCATAGCATTAAGAATTCTTGCAGCCCTTTGAATACTGTCCAAATCATCCAATTCCTTTAAAATTGGATTGACAATTCCCTCACGCATAAATCTTGCTGTTGTTGTGAAAAATGCTTTAAGCTTTTCAGAGTTTGCCTTAATTTTTTCTTCAGGTGTGTCTTTGGCTATGTCTTGTATACTGTTTTCCACCAAAGGAATTAGTCCTGTAACAAAATTATTGATAACTTGTGGAATCATTATAATTAATTGATTCATTGCATTCATTATTCTTGCTGCTTTTTGAATTCCGTCTAAATCTTTCAACTCATTCAAAATTGGATTGACAATTCCATCACGCATAAACATTGCTACTTGTGTGAAAAAATCAGTAAACTTATCTTTTGATGAGATTATTCTATCGACAGGACATTCAGTATCAATGTTGTCAACGCCTCCTTCACTCATTAATCCAACAGCAGAAGCAAGATTTTTTATCATTGGAACAATTTGTGCGGCAATGGTTGCCATCGAAACAATTATTTGAGTGGCTTTTCCTATATCTATATCTTTCATGACGCTCAAAGTTGGTTTAACTATACCATCACGCACAAATACGCCAATTATCTCAAACCAATATGTAAATTTATCTTTACTATCAACAATTTTCTTCATTGGAGCCGCATCAAAAATTCCTTTACCTTCTGTGGCTAAAGCAACGGCTTCAGCAAGATTCTTAATCATCGGAACAATTGATGCTGCAATCTTAGCCATAGCAACTATAATTATCGAAGCAGAATTAATGTCTTTTGAGTCAGTGAAAATTAAATTTGTTGGATCTACTATTCCTTCTTTGACAAATTTTCCAATTTTACCAAACCAATCTGTAAATTTATCAGTTTTTTCAACAATTTTTTGCATTGGTGATTTTCTATCGAAAAGTGAAACTGGGTCCATTAATTTCATAACTTCAGCAAGAGACTTGATTGTAGATCCTGTAGCACAAAGAAGCCTAGCAACATCAATCATAGTTGATGATGCCTTGCTTAAACTTGAACTATCAGGAATAATAGAAATAGAATCAACAATTCCTTCACCGATAAATTTTGTAACTTCTCCAAAAAATTCTTTAAATGTATCTTTATTTTCTTTTATTATGTCAGCAGAACCTTTTTTAACATAACCCGATTTCATTGTCCCTACAACTTCTGCCATCCCCTTAATTGCCTTACCAGTCAATTCCATGAGAACGGCTACTACGGCCATTATTTTTGCAGCCTTTTTCATTTCTTCAATATTGTCCATTTTTGCAATTGGACCAACAATTCCAGTTCCCATCAAATCTACAATTGCCAATATTAAATTTTTAATGTCAGTCTTGGCAGCAATTATCTCATCTGATGCCGATTTACCACTCCACCATCCCTTTTTAACAAATGGAGCAACCTTTTCTGAAAGAGATTTAATTGCGTTAGAAACTTCATTTACAACCATGCCAATTAAGGTCAATATTTTCAAAGCAGATTTAATGCCTTGCGTTTCGGTAAAGCTAGCGTTAACTTGAAGAACAATTGATTTTATTAAACCAAACATTGCTGGGAAGAAAGTTGCTAGTTTATTTTTTGCTTCTATCAATATGTCAACAGGAGATTTTGTAAACCATCCAGCTTTTGTCATGGGAACAATCTTTTCATTCAAATTCTTCATAATATCTGATACTTTTGCAATTATTTCAGATGTAGCATTTATTGTCTTTGTGGCAGTTTTAGCAACAGCTGGAGTTACAATAGTTGACAAGGAAGTACTGAAGTTTACAATTTCAATTATAAAATCAGTTATTGGTTTTTTCATTGCTTTGAAAGCAAAGACTCCCATGCGAAGTGCAGGCAAAGTAAAAAGGAAAAGTTTGAAAACTCCTTCTCCCATTCCTATACTGACAATTTTATTTCTAATTTTTTGGAACTCATCCGACACTTCTCCTATAGCACTAAGCATAGAAGCAACACCTTGCGATAAAGATTTAGCCTTATCGGGATGAACTACACTTGCCAATGACATTGCAAAACTAACAATTGCTTTAGCATATTCAACAACAGGCCATGACATGATATAAAGTGCTGAAGCAGCAAGACGCATAATAGGAGCAATCATAAACATGATGAGTGCAGTTGATCCAATTGCCGTAAGTTTAGGAACCATTTTCATCAGGGAATCCGAAATACTAGCCGCTCCATTCAGAATTGTTGTCACAGCATTTGCAGCTTCTTCTGCATCTTTGGGTTTCATTATAGAATTAAGTAAAATCGCAACATATAGTGCGGCAATTGCAAAAAAAGCAAGTGGTTTAGAAAGTGTGATAAGTGCTCCACCAGCACCACTCATTGACCAAGCAATGACTGGCGCAATAAGTCCTATCATTGACATATATTGCATTGAAGGAATCATTCCAGATACTGATTCGCCTATCTTTGCTGCTCCATTCAAAATTGTTGTTACAGCATTAACTACTTCTTCCACTTGTGCTGGAGGCAAAGCTTTTGCCAAATCTTTGGCTACATTGGCAGCAGCTTGTGTAAATTCAATCATTGGGAAAGCCAATACGCCAAGACCCCATGCAGCAGGCAACATAAGACCTGCAATAAGTGGAGAAAGAAGTCCAATAAGTCCCAAGCCTGTGCCAATTGTAGCAAATCCAAGTATTATACCTGCTATTAACAGAGCAGCACCAAGAATTGATGCTATAGCGCCAACACATTCATTTACTTTGTTTAATGGCATTGCTCCT